AAAAATGCAAATCATCATCTGATGTATTTCTAAGACCAAATATCCATTTATCAACAGATGCAGTTTGAAACTTTGTTATGCCGTTTGTGCTTGTATTAATTCGGTTAATTAGTATGGTGTCATTGGTAGTGCTACTGTTTAGGGTCAATGTCCCACTTGCCGTTACCGTAGTAAACGCACCCGCCAGCGGAGTCGTTGTGCCAATCACTACGTTGTTAATCTGATTGCCGCCGCCTGAGACTGTGCCGCCCAAAGTGAAGGCTGGCATGGTTCCCACGCTGGATGGGCTGCCGAGTGCCGGGGTGACTAGGGTAGGGCTTGTTGCAAACACCAGTGCGCCAGAGCCTGTTTCATCAGTTACGGCGGCGGCGAGATTGGCACTTGAGGGTGTTCCCAGCCAAGTAGCTACGCCAGTGCCAAAGCTGGTGATGCCTGTGCCGCCGTTAGCAACCGCCAAAGTTCCTGCAAGCGTCACTGCGCCAGTGGTTGCGGTGTTGGGGGTAAGGCCAGTCGTTCCTGCGGAAAAACTGTTGGTCACGGTGGTGGCTGATGCCAACAAGGTTACCACGCCAGAACTGTTCTCGTAATACAGCTTGCCGTCGTAGGTATTGATTGCCAATTCACCAGCGACTAAATTCGGAGCCGTAGGAACAGCCGAAGGCGTTGCTGAGTAGTAAAGAGAGATTGGGGTGAAGCCGCTTTGTGCCATGAGAATTCCTTAAAATGTTCCGCCCGAGATTCCTGCCCACACAGGTGCGCTGGCTCCTGCCGATGTTAATACCTGCCCAGCAGTTCCTGCCGCAGTGAACGCAAATGCAGTTCCAGTGCCGTATGCAGAGCCACCCGCCGTAGCAGTTGCAGTGGAGTTGGTTCCGCCGTTAGCAACCGCCAAAGTGCCAGCGACAGTCACCGCACCCGTAGTCGTTGTTGATGGTGTCAGACCCGTTGTGCCAAAGGTGATCGAACTCACCCCAGAGCCAGCGCCGCTGAATTGTGCCCAAGTGATGGCCGTGGTGTTTAGCGTGCCACCCGCGTCACTTGTGCAGACCCAACCCGTGTCAGCCAGTGTGGTTCCTGTTTCAACGAAGACATACGCACCCGGCACTTGCGCCCATGTACTCATGTCAGACGCTCTTGCCCATGCTGTTGCAGACGCAACATAAATACCGTTTTCTGCTGGCGCTGTTTGATCCTTTACCAGCACCCGGTCAGTTGCAACGATTGAGATGCCGTCAATGGTCTGCGCACCAGTTAATGAAATGTTTGCCGTTGTTCCAGCTACCACCGAGGCTTTGGTATCCAAGCCCTGCGCAACAGTATCGACATAGGTCTTGTTTGCAATGTCTGTGGCCGCTGATGGGGTTGTTGAGATTGTTCCCGCCGTCACCACAAGGCTTGCAATCGTTCCCAAACTCGTCAGCGAGGAGGCCGTAACCCCAGAGGCCAGCGTGCTACCAGATAGGGTTCCTGCGGGCGCAATGACTGCTGCCGTGGTGATGCTGGTAGTTAAACCTTTGGCGTTTATGGTGATTACAGGAATTGCTGTGCTTGACCCTGTGGTTCCTGCTGTTGCCACTGTGGCAAGCGTGGTTGCATTTCCTACCGATGTGACATCGCCCGTCAAGTTGGCGTTGGTTGTTACGGTTCCAGCAGTCAGTCCTGCCGCAGTTCCCGTGATGTTTGTTCCAAGCAAGAAACTTGGAGTGCCAAGATTTGGCGTTACCAGCGTGGGGCTGTTGGACAGCACAACATTCGTCGTTCCTGTGGATGTGGTAACCCCAGTGCCTCCGCTGGTTACCGCCAATGTTCCTGCCACGGTAACAATTCCGGTGGTTGACGTGGCCGGGGTCAGGCCAGTTGAACCAAAAGAGATGGAACTGACGCCTGCTCCGCTAACAATTGAACCCCATGCGCCGTTGGCGTAGCCTTCAAACGTAGCCGTTGTGGTGTTGTACCGCAGATTGCCGTCGGTTGATGTCCCGCGCTGACCAGTTGTTCCGACGGGCAGAATCATGCCACCTGAGCCTGGCAAAATGGGGTTGTTGGCTATGGCTACCGTTGGCCCTGCTGATATAGTAATTTGATTGGCCGTGCCGGTAACCGATGGAACGGCAGCTGGCGTAGTGGTTGCGGTAGCCAAGCGACCGTTTGTGTCAACGGTAAAAACCGGAATGTTTGTGGCGTCGCCATAAACACCAGGAGTTACACCTGTAGTATTAAGCTGGGTAGCTCCTATTCCAGCAACCGCAACACTGAGAGTCACATTGCTGGATAGTGCACCACCACCGGTCAGACCTGTACCGGCAATCACTTGCCGGGTTATAGGAACTCCTGCTACTGTTAGCAAGTCACCGACACGAATCTTGTAGTTATTGCCTTGATAGACAATCATCATCAAGCTATTATCATCAGCCACAGGGGCTGTTGGAAGCTGCGTGATTCGCGTTGGGATTAGGTTGCTAGGTACTGACATTCAAATCTCCAAGTACTCATCACCGTCTTCGGTAGTGATGAACAAGTCACCGGCCTCTTGTATCAATCCTGCCGGATGGGTATTGATAGAAGTGTCGGGACGGGTGAAGGGCAGCACGATCTGGTCAGGCGCTCGGGGTGCAAGTCGATATGGATCATAGTCATCCAGATCTGCTTTGCAAACCATGAGCCCTGGAGAATTTGGATCTGACGACAGTTCAGCAAGCAAGAACTTGCGTGAACAACGCCCACAAATGGCAATGCCATAAGTAGGCTGGCCAGAAACATCAAGGTACATCATCGCGTGTATGCACCAATGGCAGGCTGGATGAAAATTGGCGAACCATCATTGTCGCCATCCCAGGCCGTTTGACGAGACGTTAAATATTTCTGCTCTAGGATTGGAATCAGATTGAGGTCTACTTGAGCCGTCTCTGCAGCCATTTTGGCAGCTAACCCGTTCACAATGGCTTCTAGCCAACGCTGCGGCACTTCAACATCTTGCTGTAAGTTTTCGGTATCCATGATGTGCCGATGACGCCAAACAATAAGTTGAGCCTGCTCTGCGCCGGCAAATGGTGCTGGCCACACATGCATTACGGGCTCTGGAATGTCACGTTGAAACCAATAGCTATTTGGTCTGCCTGGAAAAACCTTGTTTGACTGAGCAACGTAAGTATCCCGATTCAGCACGCCAAAAGGTATTTCTTGCGGCATGTTGCCCAGCGTGATGGTCGTATATAAGATGGTGCTAGCAGAGGTGATTCTGAAGTACTGGTACGCAAGAGCGCCGGAGATGTCTGTCCAAACTATCTCACCGGCAACAGCGGCCACCGACGAGCTACCGACTGTGACCCATGTTGTGCCATTTGTTGAGACTTGGAACGTGACGGTGACCGAGGTACCTGACCATTCAATGCCAATGGTGTCTACTACCGTGGCTGATCCAAAGTTGACTGTATATGAGGTGCTGGTTGTTGTTTCAGTGCCGGTTACCGGCTGAATAACCCGGTAGTTGGCATTAAGCACCTCCACTGTGCCAACAGGCAGCGGAATGAGGGGCTGGTTCTCGTAAAAAGGCAGGATGAGTTTTTCAATGCACCAGCTCGGAGTCTTGACATTTGCCATTTCAGACAAGTGCAAGTAGAGAGACTCTAGTGCATAAGCCTGCATTTCAGCGCTAATGGCTTGCGCAGGCAAACGGCAACGCCTAAAGGCGTGGTCAACTACCTTTAGTGCATTGAAAGTTGTGCTGCTTACATTGCCAGAAAACGCCATACCTGCTCCGGGTTGGGGTCAAGTGGCCGCTGTTTCAGCACGCCCGGAAGACTAAATTATAAACTCAAATCAGCAATTTGGCATTGCCATACCGCCCTTTTTCATGGCAGAGTTCTTCATCATTTTTCCGTCAGGCATCTTATGCATTGCGCCGCCCTTGTTCATAGGAATAAGCGGCTCAGATGGAGCTACTGGCATTGCACGACGAGGAGCACGCATACTAGACTTTTGCATGATCTCTTCGCGTTGCATTCTAGGAGTTTCCTCCTTTTCGTGCTTCATCATGGCTTTGCGGCTTGGGTAGACTTCACCCGTGGCCTTTTCCATTACCTTACCGCCTTTGGCCATCTTGGTCATTGGCTTGCCAGGGTGCAAGGCTTCCTCATGCTTATGCACAGCTGCGGTAGGTGTAACCTTACCGCCGAAACTAAACTCTTTAACGTAAGTGCAGCCCATGGTATGTCCTTTTACGCGCTTGCGTAGGTTTTGATACATTCAATGACGATGGTGTACATGTCTCCAGATGAAGCATCAGAGGTCGTAAACAACACATCGCCGGTGACTCCTGCACCACCATTGTTTTGCAAACCGCCAAAAGAAGAGAAGTCCATCAGATAGTTTGCATTTTGCTGAATCATCCACGCAAAAACGTCAGTAGACGCATCCCAAAGAATGCGTACTTCCATACCGTGCGTGGTAGACCAGATTTTGTTGATTTTTACGCCATTGCAAGCCAAATTAAATGCATTTGGAGCAAGCGTAGAAACATCAATTTTGGTAACGGCCGATTCACCCGTGCCGTCAGATATGTTTGTAAACTTGGCGATGAACAGCCGTTCACCGTCAAGTAGTGTTTGTGATGCTACTGCGTCAGCCATGTTGATCTCCCGATCAAACAGCAGCGCTGAATGGTGTAGCTTCGGTGCCGGTGCCGGTCAAATTGCAATGTACCAAAAACAAACCGCTGGCAATATCTGTGATGTAGATCGTATCGCCTTTAGTACCACCGGTAGTTGTACCGTTTAAGGTAATGGTGTCAGAAGCAGCCACTGTTTCAAAGCCAACCACCGTATCGGCAGCATCTTGCATAATAATAGCGCGGCCTGCCATTACATCGGTTGCATTTGCCACTTGAACAACGTAGTTGTTGCTAGTGACTGTGGTTTGCACGGCAAAATTATATTGGTTGCCGCTGCCAGTAGCCGCAGGCAGTGTAACGATTGCCCCAGCAGCTACGTTGAACAGATTCAAGCGCCCAGCATTTTTGGCATTAGTGGCTGTAGCTGCAGCCGTGATTTGAACGAGTGAACCTGAGCCGCTGATAAAGCCATTAGTAGACGTTACTGGGCCCGAAAAGGTCGTGGATGCCATGATGTTTCCTTACATGCAAGTAATGCGTCTGTCTGCATGTCGTCAGCTTGAGGTCTAAGCTGTCAGACGCATTAAAACTACCTCCATAACCCCCAACCTTGTGAGTTGAGGGTTAAAGCCGTAGTCTTAGACTCCAGCGGTGCCGTAAACGCCGCGTGGGTCAGTCCAACCCAGCGTGTAACGCTCTGTAGCTTTGTAGCGCATGCTGTCAGTTTCAAAGTCGCCTTCCATAGATTTCTCTAGGGCACGACGCATCAACAGTTTCAGGCCATCTGGCGCATCAGTCTGAATCCACCAAGCGGTGGTAGACGTGATACGCGACAGATTGCCTTGCCCTTGAGCCAGCAGGCCCATGGACTTGACCGGGTTGATGTCATTGTCAGCCGTACCAGTACGCAAGACAGACTTGAGCAACACTTCGGCCTGAAACACATTGCTGGGTCCAGAAACGATTTTGTTGGGGGTCAGCCGGATACGCTTACCGTTGTTATCAACAGCGTTGCGGATCTGAACCAACATCTGCTCAAGCGATGTTTGCGACAGAGCGGCAGCGGTGCTTAGCTGGTTGCTAAACGTACCACTGACAATCGGGTGTGCCGTTGACACCAAAGAAACACCGTCACCACCCAGATACGCGCTGTTAAAGGCACGGTTCAGGATGTTGGCAGCCAAGGTTTCCTTAGTCTCAATCAGCGACTGAGCCAAGTGCTTGGCGTAAGTCTGACCGATGCGGATGTGGTCACCGTCTTCAACGAGAACCTTGGTCAATGCAAAGGCAAGCCCATACACTTTGTAAAGGTAACGTTGAATGAAGAGCACACCACCGCTTTGGTAGGTCACAGCCATGCCATCAGGCAACTCAGGAGCCGCGCCGAAACCGTACAAGACGGGTTCTTCGTGGTAATTCCTAGGAATACCTTTTTGCTCACGGAACACCATCTTCCACTCGTCTGCACGTTGTTCGTAAACACCGTCAAACACCTCGTTCATGATGGGCTCAACAACCGACCTAAAGTCGGTACTTCTCATTGGGGTAGCCATTTGTCAGCCCTCCTTAGATTGAGTTAACAGCGGCTTTGTAGATATGCTCGTTGATACGAACGATAGCTACAATGTAAGCGTCTGTTATGGAGTCATTGATTTCGCCAGCAAAGCCAGTCAACTGGAATTGACCAGAAGTGGTTTCAATGACGCCGATTTGGGTATTTGACAACCCTGTTGAGGTAGAGCCGCCAGGTGAGGCCACGACCCAGTCCATCTGCTCACCAACGGCAGTTTGCATAGTCGTGGTGCCAGGAGTACCCGGATTAGAGTACTGCACGTTAAACAGAGTTTCCGGATCGTCATAGACCCAAGCCGTAATATCTGTTGCTGTTACGCCGCTAGGCCAGTAAGAAGATACGGTCGGCTTGCCCAATGCATCGGTATATTGGCAGCCAGCAAAAATGCCGAGCAGCAAAATACCAGCAACAGTTCCTGAGCGAGTGCCATCAGATGTGCCGAGTTGAACAGTACCTGCATCCACCAACTTTACGGGGTCTCCCTCGAAAATATTGGCAGCGTAAGTGCTGGCGATTGTGTAGGCTTTAGGGCGCATCTGTCCACTGTTGTGGAAACTTGCCCTAAAACCAAAGGGTGCGCTAGTCGAAGACATTAGCTTTCTCCTAAGATGGTTAAAAGTCTGTCAAGCAAGATCAAACTGAGCTTGCCGCTTTTGTCCCAATTCTGTATTACCGTCGCCCAGTGTCAACTTCGATTTAGATGATCGTGCTTGTTGCTCCAAGAATTCGGCCGTATCGGTGAGCTTTTCCTCTTCGCGCAGAGGGGCATCGTGATGGGCTTCGCGCATGTACTTTTCGTACAGGCTCATTGGCAACTTAAACGCAAGCATCTCATTGACCCCAATGAATCCAGCCCAATCACCCGTTTTAAGGGTTGCGTATTCCCAGCCAGGAACATCTTCTGGCTTGATGGGCTGGTAGCCCAAGCGGATACGGGTTTGGATGGAGTCACGCGGGTTCGTCGTTGTTAGCCAGCAAGGATGCCAGCCGGGCAGCTTTGGTAAGTCAGGTAACGAGGACTGAAAAAACTGTTGACGGAACATTTCAACTCGCTCATCATCAGACAACTCGCGGTTCTCAGTCGCCGTGCGGTCTTGCACAGCGCGTTGCACGCGATTGTCACCAGCGGATTTCTTTAAGCGTTCGTCGGACATATTCTCGCTCCTTTCAGCGATTGTTGAGGATTATACCCCAATTTTTGAAAAATAAAGTTTTTTTATGCTTGATTGCGTTGATTGCGGTCATATTCTGCGTATCGTGCGGCGTATTTCTTGCGCAAAATGGGGTCATCCCACACTCCTGCCTCAATCAAAGCTTGCTTTCGTTCTGGATTGATATAGACTTCATTCCTGGTTGAGGTTGGGGCATGTTCTCGGCCAGAACCGACTGCAGGACCGCCTCGTGCAACCCGCGTTTCATTCTTAAACCGCTCCGGCAAGCGGCGAGCGGCACGACGTTTAAGTTCTGTCCAATATTCGTCAGATTTGGAGTCATAGCCGTCTTTGTTTAGCGATTGATCGATCGCCAGGACAATTGCGCTCTCCTCATCACGCCCATTGATGTCATACCAAGGGTGATCAGCCATAAATTCCCGAGCATGGCTTAGGGTAGCTTCATCAACTTGTTGCGTTTTGGGCTGAACTTGTGTAGCCTGCGTTTTGATTGCATTAAGTTGGTTGAGTTTGGCCAATGCCTGATCTCGATACCTTAACGCCTGCGCTACATCAGTACCATTGCTTGACTCAACGGCTTTGGCAATAACTCTGTCTGACATCTGAGCTTCTTCTTGCGCACGACGGATGTGTGCATCAATATTTTGCAAGTCAGACTGGTGAGCACGCTGCTCCTGCGCCCCCATGCGCCGCTCTAGCTCATCATTGCGCTTGCGCAAAAAGTCTAGTTCAGTTTTGTCGCGGGTGATGGCCTTGTCTTTGCGGTCACGGCGCTCAACTTTCTCTAGTCGACGACGTTCTCGAATTGCTTCTCTTTCAGAGTCACTGCCGCTGTCTTCGTCAGCCTTAATTCGATCATCATCTTCATCGTCATGCGGTGGTTTGTCTTCCACAATGACAATGTTTTCTGTAGACTTTTTAAGGTCCTCATCTTGCTCGTTCAATGTTTCAGCCATTTCTCATCTCCTTTCAGATGAATGCACGAATGGACAAAGGATCGACGTTAACTCGCCCGATGATGTCCAAGTCGTTAAAGATTACAAACAGCGCCGATTCGCCGTTTGACATGGGAACTTCCCACCTATCACCGCCATACTTGGCAACTCGCACATACTCACCCTCTTCGCACCAAGAACCCTCTGGCCAACTGGCCATTGTGTTGCGATTTTTGAATGCTAATGGGCCAATTGAGATAACTTTGGCTACTTGAGTGTTCCACTTTTCAGTGTCCCTGGAGCCCACATCTAAAATAATGCCCGAAGCTGTACGTTGTTTAGGACTGCGAATTTGTACCAGAACACGGCTCCCAAAAGGCTGAATGCCGGCTTCTGCAGCCGGAAAAGCCTCTGCCATTGCGTCCTCATAAGTCATTGCCACTGTTTTTCTCCTCTTCCAAAATGGTAAAAAGTACATCTAACGCTGCGTCGTAACCGGACACGACACCCACGCGATAGCCGTACTCAAAGCTGTCGCGGTTTTGGGGGCGCTTGAGTGATTCAAGCGCAAAACTTGCTTGCGCGGCTTTTAGCCGATTTAGCAAAACCGTCTCTATATTCACGCTGGCGTCTTTGGCATTGCGGGCGGTGCTGGCAAAGTCTGGCCACTCACAGGTTCACCGGCCGCCATGCGGTGATGTTGCTTGACCGCGCCGTTATTCATTGGGACTGCAGGGGTATTGTTCATTGCGTTTTCTCCTATATGTCAAGCGCCGGGATTGATGCCTGTACCTGTGGAGACGGCAAACTTTTCGCCTGTGGCTAGCTCGGTTGCGGCTAAGCGTAGGGCGGTGTTGTTGTCGTCTGTGTTCATTTGATAGCGGGTTTGTAGCTCTACTTTGAGGCGTTCGTTCTCTGACTGCTCTTTGAGCATATTCAATTGAGCATCTTCTGCCATCTTTTGTGCATTTTGTTGTGCATCAGATGCTATCTTTTGTGCATTTTGCTGCACTTTGGCTTGTTCAAGTTGTAGTTTGGCTTGTTCAAGTTGCAACTTGACTTGTTCAGATTGGATAGCTTGTTGCATTTTTGCTTGGTCAGATTGAGCTGCTTGTTGCATTTTTGCCTGTTCAAGTTGCATTTTTGCTTGATCAAGTTGAGCGGCTTGCTGCATTTTTGCTTGATCAAGTTGCGTGCGTTGCTGTAGTGCTTGACCTTGCAACTGCGCGTTCATCTGAGCTATCTGCATGCTGCTGTCAGGCGGCATAGGTGGCTGAGGTTTGAACTGCTGGGCGGCTTGGTCAATCTGAGCCAACTCTTGGCCAAAGCCATTTAGCTGTTGCTCAATGATTTCTTGCACCTTCAAGATCACACCCACTTGTTGCTCTGCTTCTTTCTCAATTAAGTTCTTCTTCTGTGCAATGTCTACAGCCTCGTGGGCTTGGCTAAGATAGTAGTTCAGCAAATGGTCGCGCAGGTGAGTGGCCATTGGGAACATGTAAGTTTTAACAATAGCCGGGTTTTGGCCAAACAGTGGCGACTTCAGAAATGCCAAGTGTGTTTTAAGGTGAGCAACGTGGTCTTGCTGCGGTAAGACATAAACAGGGGTTCCCATTGCAGCGGCCACGTTCTCACTTGCAGGGTCAACGTCTTCAGTGCCAGGAGCGGGTTGCAGTACATCATCGGCGCTGATTTTTAAGCTGCGCAAAAACATCTGCTCAATTTTGCGCTGGTCATACATCTGCGGCATAGTGGCCGAACGCTGCATGAGTGCTTGAGTTTGAGCAAAGCGTTGTGTCTCGCTGAAGATTGCCGGGTCACTTACCGGCACCACGTCCATCGGGCCGTCAAAGTCCTCTGGCTTGACATCCAAACCGGATGCCTGGGCTTTAATGTCTTCAATGGTCAGGTAGGCGCTGTTAATGCGGTGCAGGATCTTAAACACGCGGCTCATTGAGCTATGGATGCGCGAGTGTATGCTACTGAAGACCACCATGCCCTGCTCAATGAGGGCCATCGTGGTACCAACCGGCTGTGCTTGGTTGGCATCGCTCAGCTTCTCAAAGCTGGTCTGCACAACGCCCTTGCCTGCATCAACCACAAAGCCAAGCAGCTGGAACAGCACAGGGCTAGGACCATTGAACGGTAGCGGCATGGCTAGTTTGCGCACATCGTCAATGAGCGCACCGCCTTCAAGCTCTACAACCTCGGTGGGTTGCACGTTAAGCGTCTGGCCACCAGGCCCGCCTTTTAGTTTGAGCAGCGTGGGGATGTTCTGAATGTGGGCCGAGTCCAACAAGGCGCGTAGTGCACCGGTAGCTGCACCTGACAGGCCACCAATCATGTGGGTCAGGCCGATGGGGTAAGCACCACGCCATGGAATGAACGGGAACTCTACAATCCAGTCAAGCTCTACATGGCGTTCATCTTCAGGTTCCCAGTTGCGGTACAACGCCACGGCCTTGCTGCTGGTCTTGTCAATGCTGATGATGTACGGCTCAACCCCGTCACCAAAGTCTAGGTGCGTGTAAATCTCAAAAATGGTGCGCAGCCCATCTTCGTTGTACGAGGTGTCCTTGCGCCCTTCAATTTTGTCGTTAGCAATCGATGCCTTGCTGTACTCCGGCTCTTCCGGCGAGCCGAGGTCAACGTCGATGTACATCTCGCACTTGACACGGCGCTGGTACTCCATCTCGGTTACGTACTGGACGTGGGTCTTGCGTTCTGCTGAGTAGAAGTTGGTAGCTGCAAAGGGCAAATACACGTCGTCAATTGGGATAAACTCAGCGCATGGGCGCAAGTATTGAGCGCTCCACATTAGCTTGAGGTACTGAGCGCCACCCAAGGGCAGTTGCGTACTGAGCTGCTCTAGTTCACCCCTAAACTCTGGCATCTGCTCGGTAGTCTGCCAGTTCATGAAGTCAGTCTTGCGCTCGGCCTTGGCGACCTTGTCTTTCTCCTTCTCGCCTAGGATCTTGCTCTTGACCGGGCCGCCTGGAGGGAAAATCTCCTTCATCACTCGGCTAGAGAAGTCCACGCAGGCTTCCACTAGCATTGGATGGACAACCTTTGTTGAGCCGGTGAACTGCGCACCGCCAGGTGCATCATCGCCTAGACCTGTACGGCGCAAGCCTTCCTCGTACAGTTTGTCCCGCTTCTGTCGTGCGTCCTTGTCCTTGGCAACCTTGTCTAGCAAGTCTGTGACGGCATCTTCCAAATCACTTTGGTCAACTTCATCAACAATGTTGGCAAAGTGCGCTTGCTTTTGACGGGTGTCATCCTCGTTCTTGAGTTTGACCATTGCGCCGCCGTCATCAGTATCCTCGGTGTCTGACTCATCATCGTCTATCTCAACAATTTTGTCTTCTTCGTCTTCAATGGTCAGGTCTGTATTTTTAGGCATATGCACTTTCACGTTGCGCAATTATTTGCTGGATGTTTTCAGGATCATACTCATCATCCAAGCCGGCAATGATCTGTTTGATTTTAAT